GCACTACTCCATTTTCCGCCTCTTCACCGGCATTATCAGGTTCACCATAATATTGCCAATAACCGGGATGACTATTTACGTTTGCAAATCCTGTTATCTGTCTGTTAACAACAGATTTTAACCCTATTTCTGTTGTTGTACATTTAAAACTATTTGTTATTACTCCGATAGCAATTTTCTGTATTAGAAATAATTCAAAGGGACTATGCGCTCGTGTAACTTTTCTGATTGATATTCTGCCCGGTTCATCAATTTTAAAAGTAAATTGTTTTGTAAGGTTTTTTTGCCAAATACTATCTTCACCCGAATTACCAATATTAGAACTAATTAAGCTACCTATTGCAGTACCTATAAGATACTGTTCACCTATAGCAAGAGAATCGTCTGTATTTTCTCTATCAGCGTTTACAGAAGACGCAACATCTTCAGTACCCCAATCACTAAAATCTTCTTCAAATTCTTTATTAGGGTCATGATCTGATATCTGAAAAGTTATTAAGTCATTTTTCTTTACATTATCATCTTCTTCAGTTTGACTACCATTTTTAGCAACTATAGCTTGATACCTAGGAAAATTTGTTTCTATTTTTCTTCTTTTAAGAATAGTCTTTTGTTTAACTGAAAGTTCACCATCATCACCTGTATCATCATCTAAATTTTCTTGTAAAAGAATCAACTCATACGGCAGCATAAACCTCATACTGTTAGGTACAGGATTATAGTTGCCAAAAACATTTTGAGTAGAAGGTGTACGAGTTGCACAAAAAGTATTACTTTCAAAACTGCCACTGCGGTCACTATCAACTAAAGGCAAGGCAACATCATCAGAAGAAGTATTACCATTTCTATCTTGTTCTTTTGGTAAAATACCCAAAGGATATTGATGTACACCGTTTCTAAATTTTCCGTCATCATCTGGATCGCCAGTATTAAAAAATAATCTAAACTTACTTGCTGGATAATTTTTTAATAAAACATCGCCTATTGCATAACCATTAAAATCAGGTCTTGCAGCAAGTTCACCAGACGATAAATTAAATATTGCTTTTATCTGTTGGCCTTTTGATAAACTTCTCATTTGTGACCATATCAATTGTGTATTTACTCGAACACCACCATAATCAACTCCACCTACTCTTTCATATTTAGCAAACACTAAAGGTATTACAGCACCTAGCTCTGCAAGCTCCTGTATTGAATCAAAACCTGTTTGAGGTGCAAATCTTCTTACTCCTTCTTGCCCCGGCGTAGTAAAACGAGGTGGGGTTTTAGAAGCCTTTGGTTTTGGTGTTAAAAAATAAGATACAAGGTTAAGAGCTAAACCAACAACAAATTGACCAAAAGCAGTCAAGCCAGACGCAATTGTTCCTTCAACAAACAAAGCTTGTGGCATATTAACGATATATGGAATATTGTCATACTCCTTTGGCCTTTTGCCATTCTGACTTAAGGTATATTCTAAAAATTTAAAATATTCTTCTTTACTAAGACCTAACTGCTGACAAAGTTCCTGCTCGAAGGGTAATAAAACTTTTCTATATCTAATTTGTCTAATGGACTCCATCGAACCATCGTCTCTCCGCAATTCAGCCATCCGTCTTTCCAATAAACTGCAAGGCCATATCCAACATTAGATTTACATAATGCTACTGTACCTATTTTAAACTCTTTTGTCTCGTTTCCCCACTTTTCAAGTTGTTCTTTAAATATTCCAAAATCTTTTTTTCTTACCCTTTTATACCAATCTCTTGTGGGTTCTGGAGATGTAATACCATAATGTTTTAAAACTGTTCTTGCTACTGAAACACAATCTGCTGCATTATGTTTTATTGGATCAGCACCTAATCTATAACGTAAACCAATAAGCTGATGAGGTTTCATAAAGTTTGTATATTTCCAGTACGAGGTAAAAAACCTACAATATCAGTTGTAAACACTCTATTAGGAGCAGTCGTACCAACAGCATCTATTGCACTGCTTAATAATACTTCTATCGTTGTCGCATCATAACCGAAAGATGCAATAAGCCAATTTTCTACAGTAAGTACTTCATCAACAGTAAAATTACTGTTCATTTTACAAACTTCTATTTTTGCATTATGCCTCTCAGCAATGGCATCTCTTACATGGTTCATAGAAATAGCGTTATTAGCTAAAACTAATTGTGCCTCTAAATTGTCACCTGACTTAGTTTTTGCCGCCCCAGAATATATAAAAGGTAAAAATGTATGTAAGTTACCGTTATGTGTAATTGAGTTAGAACCTGCTGTCAAAGTATTTGTATCTCCTCTGACGCTGTTTTGAAAAAAACGATTGAAGTTAGGATCTTTAGGTTTTGTGAGATGTAAAAAAGTTGTTAGGTATGTGATACTCATAATCCTAATGTGGCACGTTGGCTACGAGAATTTTTTAAAGTAGCAAAGGCTTGGGAACGACCAGCAGTAGCACCTTGTTTTGCAGCAGTATTAATTATTTCAGGCACAGCAGATTTTGGAACGTATTCATCTCCATTAAAGTTAAGAACAGGGCCAGTGTATTCAACTATTGCATTTCCTGTACCACCTGCGACTGTGCCAGATTCATGGTTACCACCTGGGATAACAGCACCACCTCTAGCACCTGCTGAATATCTAGCCATCGCACCAGACATTTTAGAAGCTGGTATAACGTATTCTGATTCACCGCCTTCTCCTATCAATCCCATAGTAGGAGAATTTACAACACCGCCATACTGGAAAGCTTTAAATCCACCAGTTCTGTTGTATAAACCTTGCTTGCCTTGAGTCTTTTTAGGTGCAGGAAACAAATTATCAAACATACTACTAAATGCTCTGTTTAAAAACATACTTGCAAGTTGTTTTGCTACATCTGCTAACACTGATCCTAATGTCTTAGTTCCTTCAATTAATCCCATAACAGCATTAGTCATTCCTGTAGCTAATATATTTTTAATTTGTTCTTGTATTTCTCTTTGTTCTTTTAGCTTATTATTTAGTTCTACAGCATTAGCTATCTGAGTAACCTGTTCAGGAGTTAAATCTGCTACTTCCTTTGTTAAATCTTTAGCAATTCTCAATTTTTCCTGTTCAATTTGTGCACCTTCTTTTCCTAGTCGTAAAACATTTTGTAGATGCTCATTTTCTTCTGTAAGATTTTCTAAAGTTTTTTCAAATCTTTTGTTAGCCTCATCTGTTATATCAAGATTTTCTTGTAACAGATTTCTTTTCTGAACCAGATCTATTAATTCATTCTGTAGGTCTTTTCTTGTATTCCTGTCTAACCTTGGAGCATTTAATTTTGCAACAATCTCTTGTATTTCATCAGCTAAAGGACCCGTTGTTGTATTTCTTCCTTGAGCTAAAAGGTTAGCTCTAGCTAAACCTACTGGTCGACCAGTTTCCCCGTCTCCACCGCCTCCAAGCTTATTAAAAAGTTGTGCTATTTTTGCTGAAATTCTTGTAAGGAAAGTAGTTATATCTTTTTGTAATTTTCTTGTCCCTTCACCAAAATCTTGTAATGCTTTAACACCATCTTTTCCTACAAGGTTTTCCATTCTTCTCATTGCTTCGTTAAAAGCTGCTTGCTTACCTTGAGTTTGCTCTAAGGTTTCTAAATATTTACCTGCTGGAGTACCTACTAAACCCAAAGCATTAGATAATGCTTGTGTGTTTTGAGTAAACGGACTCATTGCCTTTCCTAAATCTCCTACAGCAGTTATCGCTTGTTGAATTGATTGAACAGCAGCAGTAGCAGCAATAGAACCAGCAAAACCTCCACCTTTACCAAGCATCGCACCAAAACCTCCGCCTAAACCACCAGCAAGTGCTTGTATTGGCCCTCCACCAAATAACAGAGGAAAACCGCCACCAACTAAAGCACTATTACGAGCATCTCTAAACCTTCTCTGTCTTTCTCGACCTCTAGCTACTCTTGATCTTCTGTTTCTATTTCTGATCTCTGCTTGTATTGCAGTTCCAGCTCTAGCAGGATCAGCAGTCCTTATAAGATTTTCTTGTTGCATTGCTAATTTCTTTGCTTCTGCTGTTGCTTGAGTAAAAACTGTTGCTAATTGTTTAACTGCAACACTTTGTTTATTAAACGCTCCAGTACCCTTTAATGCAGTCATATTAACAAGTTCATTAAAATCTCCTAATTGACTATTTATAGAATTTACAGATTTTCCAAATTTAGTTGTTCCATTTAAAAAACCTCTTATTGTATCATTTGCTTGTTTTGAAGCGATTCCTGAAGCATCACGGAGATTACCTCTACCTCCCATGTTTAAATCTATTCTTTTCTTATTTAATCTTTCTGCTATTGCACTTACTTTTTTTAACTGACTTTCAAGATTGCTTAATGACCTTAAATTTTTTATTGTTAAAGAAACTGTTGCGTTATATTCTGCCATTCTTTTTATCTTTATTAAAAATTATATTTTTTTTATTCTACCTACGTCTACGAATTTTTTCCATTTCTTTCTCTTGATCTTCATTCAAAACTTGAAAATAAGCACTCCAACCAATTACTTCCTCTAATGTCATTTTTCTTACATCAGCAAGACTCATACCTAATTCTTTAGCAATACCAAACTGCAACATCATTAAATTATCTTTACGCAGTTCAGCACTTAGTCTTTTGGGTCTAAAGGTTCTTCCTCTTCTTTTAATATGGTTAGCATTATCTTTTGTAAATCAGAATCTCTTACTTCATTTTTCAATATATCTATTTCACCCGGTTGAAATAGTTTCTCTCCATTTTCATTTTGTGCTTTTGTTAACAACAAACGTAAAGCAAATTCATTAGCATCGTCAGACTTTGCCATTCTTTGTGCTCTTTCTTTTTCAGCTAAAGTCAAAGGTGTTACCCACAATTCAAATAAAGTACCATCAGATAATGTAACTTCTTTTTTTGTAGCTTCTAAATTAGCAGCTTTACGCAAGCGATCTATTGCTCGCATAGTTTTAGGAGATGCCATAAATTAATTATATTTCTTACTTAGTATACTAATCCTTTTACTAAATCTCAACCACTATGTTGTAGCAAAATCAAATGTTGGCTGTACAGCAGGTCTAAATTCTATACTTACTGTCTGCGCATCATCGGGATTAACATTTAATGAAGCAGAAGTTAATGTAGCTTCAAATTCAATAAATCTACTTAATGTGTCACTAACAGAACCACCAGTAAATACCTGATCCATATATAGTTTCATAGATGCACCTACTTGCTGTCTTTGCAATACATCTTGAACCATGCGGTTTACCATTGCTGTATCCTCATTTGTAAAATAAGCAGTAGCCGAACCTGTGCCATCACCAAAACCTGGAATATATTTTCTAAATGGAGTAAATTGTGTTGGAGTACCACCAATAGTTGTTACATCAATTTCTTCTCTGGATATTTCAAATGTCCATTCTCTAACCTGTGAAACGCTGGCAAAACTTGCATAAGCAACTTGAAACTCATTTGGTGCTGCTGCTGTTCCAACATCAGTAATATTTACTGCTGAACCACCAGAAGTTGCTGACACCTGTAATGCTCCTGTTGTGGCTGTATATGCAATTACATAAAAAGTAGAACTGTCATTTAACCCTGCTGGTAATGTACCCGTTCCAGAACCACCAGTTTGAGAGTTGATAACACTAAATTTAACAGGATCACCTACTTTAAAGTTTAAATAAGTTTCAACAGTTATAGTTTCAGTACCAATGTTTACGCCAGCTGTGCCAAAAGTTCCTTTTGTACCAGCAGGTTTGTAATATAAAGCTCCAGATGTTCCAGATAAAGCGGTGACAGCCATGATTCTTAAAAAGAATTGTATATCCTATACATTAGCGTGTTTTTTGCAATTTGTTTAGCTTATAACTGTAGCAATGTAAGAAGTTTCTATTCTACCTTCAAATAAAGGAGGATCTTCTGTAGTAGAAAATGTTGGCCCGTCAATATTTCCAGTTCTGAAAAATACTCCAGAATTTGTTTTTGCAGTGTCATTTAATGTTTCTATAACATTAACAGCAGTGGTAATTAATGCTTGATTTCTTGCAGGTCCTTTTCCTTTTTCACAATAAACACGAATGATAATGGCTCCTCGTGCATGATCAACACTAGAACTTAAAGTTACCTCATTTGTAATTCCAAAGGTAAGATTTACTGTGACATATTCTGTAACACTTCCTAAAGGTGCAGCCGTAATATTATCAAAAAATACTGGTACTGCAGGAGATAAATTTGCAAAAGCAGTAAGAATAGGATTTTCTAGGGCTGCTCTAATTCCTTGATAATTCATCTTTTAGGCTTAAACCCCATTTGTAAACCTTTTCCAAGGCTTTGTCTAAATTCACCACCTCTTAAATATCTAGAATACCAATCTAAAGGTGCAGTAATTCTTGCTTTTCCAGCACCATCAGAAATTTCTCCTCTATAAGTTGCTTTAGTTATATCTCTCTTTCCACTTTCTACAACTGTTCCTTCAGGATTCGGTTGATTTTTTGGAATAAAAAATCTGCCAAGTTCTAAATCTAGTGCATACTTGGCCCATTTAGATGTGTTTGTAATTTCTATTTTTTTTACCTGTCCTTTTTGTTTTAAAGAAAGTTTTGGTACGTTACTTAAATTATATGGATAAGAACCATTAGTAGCTGCACTTCCTACTTTTTGTCTTGACACTGCAATCCAACTATCTCTAAACTCACCAGACCAAACAGGTCCTTTTTCAGCTAAATCATTCATAACTCTTACCGCAGCATCTCTAACTCCATCATTTAATGCTGCCATAATATCATCTGTCATAAAACGAACATCTCTTTTTCTTGCTCCAAATTGTCTCCTACCTCCAGGACTATATTTCGGATCGGTAAGTGGATTGAATCGTTCAGCCATTATTGTATCCTCACTGATAAAGAATGATATACAGGTTTATCACCTCTATATGTTCTAACTGATATTATCTTACCTTCTACTGTAGAACCTGCTCGTGGATATTGAATACGATCTGCTTGTGTAGGATAATAATCTCCTAATTCTGAAGCACCAATCAATACTGTCACATTTGTTCCCTGCAATACACCCTCACTTTCACTTGAATTTACCTGTGAAATAACACCTTTTACAGTTACGTTTGTATCAGATCCTGTTACAGCACCAGTTGTAGGATTATATGTGCGAGGTGTTGTTGTTTTTACATAAGTTATATCCTGACCAAACTGTGATAATACTTGTGCTGGTATCGAACCAAAAATGTCATCTATAGCTGCCATAT